ATGGGGACGAAATTGCCAAGCACCGCCGCGAGCGGGGACTACGGCGGGAACAACAGCGCCGTCGAGGCGTGGGACCTGGAGAAGCAGTCGTGGAGGCGCGACCGCTCCGTGCAGGGCAACAAGACCATTGACGTGCTGCGATACACGGCAACAGGGGGAGATGCGGTCGCCGGGGTCGACCCGACTTACACGGCCGTTTCGGGCCTGTCCGGGCTCGACGCGTTCGTGGACGAGGAGACTAAGCGGTACGAGCGCAAGTGGGGCGGGCTCATCGAGGAGGCCGATGTCGTGTTCGTGCTGTATGACGTGACGGGCGACATTCAGAAGACTGACCTCATTGAGCACGACGACGACCGGTACGAGGTGATGGAGGCCGACTTCGAGGCTCAGTCGGGCCGCGTCGAGGTACTCGCCAAGCTGACCCGCAGCGAAGTCTGATACGCTAGACCAGGGCGGACACCTTGTGTATATAGTGGAGGTCTATACCGCCCAGTGTTCGCGATCAGCACAAATATTCCCGATATTCGTGACAAATTGGAGCGCATAAAGCGCCTTGCCACTGGCACGCCGAGTTGGCAGGACGACATGGTCAGCCAGCTCAAGAAGGCGCACAAATTGGTAAAGCACATGACACCCAAGAGCGAGGGTCGGGTTGGCAGCCAGCGTGGGGGAGAGCATATCCGCAGTGGGTGGACGCTAAGGACAATCGGCAAGGGCGGCAAAGACCGGGTACCCGTGATGGGCTATATTTACAACAAGTTAACCCACAAGATCACGAAGGCGGGCGCGGTTCCGAAGGAAAGCGCACGGTTGAAAATCAAGCGCACCGGGACCAAGAAGGACTACACGCTCCTGGAGGTGCTGGAGTACGGGTCGCCACCCCACAAGATCACGCCGGTTGACACGGAGTATCTGAAGTTCGACGCGAACGGCGAGACCGTTTTCACCAAGGAAGTCGACCATCCCGGCACCCGCCCGTACGGCATGGTGCGGGTCACTCGCGCGAAGACCAAGATGGCGCTCAAGAAGATGATGCGGCGGTGGGGCCGCAAGGTTGCGGATGAGTGGAAGAAGGGTTAGATGAATGACGACCCCCGCAAAGCGCAAGAGCGGCAACATCAACAGGTCGATCCTGCGGTTCATCAAGACAAACTTCGAGGACGCGTACAGTTTGTCCGGCAAGGTGAACTACCGCGACGAGACGTTCGACGAGTCGGAGCTGGACCAGTGGGTCGACCTGGACTTCATCGAGGAGTCTGCCGGGCAGAAGGGCTTCACGATGCTGCAGGCTTCCATCTGTTCTCGCGTCCAGGGCAGGCACTCATCCGGCGACCGCTACGGCATCAAGCTGCTCGCGCTCGCGGACCAACTTCAAAGCGCGATGGAAGGCGGAGCGGATGGTATCCAGTTGTACGACTACAGCGTGACCCCGTCCGCACCCACGATAATCACAAACCGCAAGGCCATCGTGGTCAACTCGTCCGGCGTCTACGGGCAGCCGGAGGAAAACAGAAAAATGGATCCGGAGAATGGGATTCTCCGGAGGGTTTTGACGTATCGGTTCATAACGCTCTCCGACGTGGCGCGGGCGAGCAGGTTTTACGACTGACGTGAGGAGGTAAGGGAAAGTGGCGCACAACTTTACGCAGGAAGGGACCTACGACGAAAGCTCGCTGCTCGTCGGTGACTGGTCCGAAATCTACGCGGAGATCACCGGGACCCAGTACCGGATCGGCAACGTGCCGGAGGGGGTGCTGGAGATCGGCCGCGAGTTCATGGAGCACATCGACACCTCGTTCCCCCGGACCACCGACCTGGTGGTCGCGACGAGAGTGTGGATGAAGTACACGGGAAAGGTCGAGGAGATAAACTGCCAGAACGTGTCGTTCCTGCTCGGGCAGTCCCTGTCGTGCAGCAGCAACTACCTGTACGTCGGCGACCTTGAGACCCCGACGTACTTCACGCTGTACGGCAAGCGCACCCGCGTGAGCGACGGCGTCGACATCGTGTTCCGCATCCACAAGTGCCTGCAGCGGTCGCTGTTCAGCCTCGGCGGAGGCGACGAGTGGGCCGGATCCCCCCTGGAGGTCGAGGGCCTGAACGACGTCGACGGCGATCACGGCGGCAGCTCGACCGACCCGCTGGGCTGGATCTGGGTGCCGGACCAGGGGAGCTAGAGACTGACCCGGGGCACTCCCCGTTGACCCACCATTGACCCCCCGCGGCGGCGGAGTGCCGTCGCCGCACCCAACCGAGCAGAATGTATATTTTGTTAATACAAACCTAGAACAGGAGGAGAACATGGAGACCATGACGGACTTCATGCCCAAGAGCAGAAAGGTGGCAGTCGGCAAGGAAACCCTGGCGGTGGACGAGTTCACCGTGGCAAAGCGCGACGCGGTCGTCAAGGTGCTGCTCGACAAGCTGGACGCGGCCAAGATAGTCGGCCCGTTCCTGGAGGCGATGCGCTCCAGCCGGCGTGCGAACGCGGAGATGATGGCCGAGATGACCAGGGTCAGCGCGGAGATGAAGAAGTCGGGCAAGTCGGACGACGAGATCCGGAACAAGCTCGCCGACGTCCTGTCCGAGCAGCACAAGGCACTCGCCGACTCCGACGAGATGGACGTCGGGGCGGTGGCGGGCCAGGTCAAGGAACTCGTCTTCAAGCTCCTGTCGAACGACCTGACGCTTGTGTCCTGCCTCGCGCTGGACACGCTCGACAATCGCAAGCGAGCCGGCCTGGACAACCCGAAGCAGACCGCCACCGACAAGGCCCACGGGTACGAGTACTGCCCGGCGATGTTCGAATTCGTGAAGAACAGCCTGACGCTCCCGCAGGAGCAGCAGGTTCTGAAGGCGGTCGTCGAGGTTAACGACGTCGTCGGACTGGTAAAAAACTACTGGACCCCCGTCGCGAAGCTGCTCTCGGAGAAGAAGGAAGACGAGGCGGGGGAGCCGGCAGAGCAGAACAAGACCGGGTGACGCAGATCGAGATGTTGACAGTCGTCGCGAATGCCCGGCAGACAACGGAGTTCAGGGTGGCGAACGACTACACCTACCGGCAAGTCATGCATATCATGGCGACTTACGTGCGGGACAAGTTCCTCGTGCTCAACGAGGTCTTCAGGGGCCTCGGCGGCAAGTCGCCTAAAGGCGGACACCCTCGCGCAGGTGCGGGTGCGTCTACGGGCGCGCAGGTGCCCAAGGAGGGGCGTCAAACGGGCACAAGGGGCCTGCCAGAGTGGTACCAGCAGAAGGTCAGGTATGACCCGCGTGGCCGCAGGGTGAAGCAGTTCAACAAGGTTGTCGACCTCGACGGGCCGATGCGCTCGCTCCAGCCTTACCTCGGGAAGGGCAAGATCCGCCGGGTACCTCCGAAGAAGGGGAAGTAGATGGCGACGAAATCCGAAGACCTCGTCCTGCAATTTGTCGCGGAACAGAAGAACCTGGTCAAGAACATCGACGACCTGATCAAGCGGCTCGACAAGCTGGAGGACCAGACCAAGAAGACCGGGGACGAGGGCAAGAAGGCCGGCTCCAAGATGGAGAAGGCGTTCGAGAGGGCGTCGAACAAGATCGGCAGCTTCGCCAAGAAGATGGTCAAGTATGCGGGGATTGCTGGATTCGGGGCGCTCACCGCGTCGATCTACAAGTCGGTCAAGGCCGCGGCTGACTTCGAGACCAAACTGGCTGAGGTCAGCACCTTGCTCGGTGACAAGGCCGAACCGAAGATGCGGAAGTTTGAGAAGGCGATCCGCGACATGGCGAAGACCACGTCGGCGAGCGCTGGGGAACTTACAAAGGGCCTGTACCAGGTGATCTCGGCCGGCACCAAGGGAACCGAGGAGGCGGCCGGGGCGATGGACCTGCTCGGTGCCGCGAACAAGGTCGCAGTGGCCGGCGTGTCCGACACGTTCTCGGCCGTCGACGTGCTGACTACTGCGTTGAACGCGTACGGTAGAAGTACGGACGACGCGACCAAGTTCAGCGACATCCTGTTCTCGACCGTCAAGTTGGGCAAGATCAACTTCCAGCAGTTGAGTAGCAGCATCGGCATGGTGACGTCTGCGGCTGCCGGATCCGGCGTGTCATTTGAGGAGGTCAACGCGGCGATTGCGGCCATGACCGCACTCGGCGTTCCCGCGCAGCGGGCGATCACCGCCATGAACGGCATAATCAGGGTGGCGGCCAAGAGCAACAAGGAACTCGACAAGGCCATGAAGGCCAGGATGGGCACCACGATTTCCGACATCTTGGAGACCAAGGGGTTCACCGCGGCGTTGGAGGCCCTGAACGACGTGACTGGCGGCAGCACCATCATGATGCAAAAACTGGGGATCGAACAGGAGGCCATCCAAGGTCTCGCCGTGCTGGCCGGTTCCGGCATCGGCAAGTTCAAGTCATCGCTGGTTGAGATGAACAACGCGGCCGGAGCCACCGATGAGGCGTACAAGAAGATGTCGAATACGTTCGAGTTTCAGACCAAGAAATTCTGGAACGTCGTAAACGATGTTTTCATCAGCATCGGCAAGAAACTGATTCCGATGTTGCTGCAGAAGATGCAGGACGTCGGGAAGTGGGTCGAGAATCACGGCGACGAGATCAAGGAGTTTGTCGAGAGTGCGTTCGACGCGATTGTCGGACTCGGCAAGTTCATTCTTGAGCATGGCGAGAAGATCGCGAAGACTCTTGCCACAGTCTGGGCGATTGGTAAGTTGAAGACATGGGTCAGTTGGATTGGAAAGGCGAACACGTCCTTGCTGACGACAATCGGAAGATTGTCGGCGATTGCGATCGCGGTTGCCACCATTCCGGACGATCCGCTTGCGCACGTACGTGAGAAACTTGAGTCCAAAGAGAAGGGAAAAAAGGCGTGGGAGTTGATGGTCGAGAACATGCTGGCACAGGGTGGTCTACTGGAAGGCCAGTTGTTCAAGACCCCGCAGGAGTGGACGCAGTTCTTCATGCCTGGTTATGCGCCACCGGGCGAGAAGCCGAAGGGCAAGAAGAAACCACCGAGCGGCAAAGGCCCGAAGCTGCTCCCCGAGGACATCACCGGAACAGGTGCGCCATTCGGTGCCGGCTTCATTTCAGCCGGAGTGATCGATGCGCTGACTCGCGCAGGGACGTCCTCGGGTCTGGCGCTAGTGGACACGCTCACCAAGAAGCGCGCCGACCTGCTTAAGTTCGCCGACGAGTTCGCGAAACGCGGGGTCGACTCCTGGTATCAGCAGATAGGCGGGGCGGAGTTGGAGTCTGTCGAGGAGCGTCGAGCGTACGCGTTCGCGGAGGCACAAAAAAAGTTGCAATCCGAACCAACATGGTGGGACGACATCGCACGTGGATTCAAGGAGGCGCTTGGAGAGAAGCTGCTCGGCATGGCCGAGACTGGTCTGGGTGCCATCGCCAAGCCTTTCGGTCAGATTGGTGATTTGTTTGAGATGGGACTTGCAGGGGCGAACGTCGATGACGTTCGAGCGACAACCGAGCAGATGGTCCACTTCTGGGAGATGCTCGCGGAGAACATCGGGCCGGTGCTCGACTACTTGATCGACGAAGGCATCCCGATGATCATAGATGCGTTCGTTGAGCACATTCCGGACATCATTGACACAATCACCGATCGCATTCCTGACATCATTGCGGTAATTATTCATAGGATTCCGGAGATCGCATTAGCCTTGGCCGAGGCGGTTGCGCGTGCGATTGGCAACCTACTCACGTTCGGCGGTGGCATGGACCTGACTCAAAAGTGGGGAGATGCTGTTCCGATTCTTGGGCACGCAGCGGGTTTCGTGGCCGATATTGGTAAGGGCATCGGAGAGTGGATCGGGTCGTGGTTCCACGAAGGTGGCTTTGTGAAGGCAGCTAACAACATGAGCAGAAGCGCCGGCATGTTCTCGAATGTCATCAAGGCGCACAGTGGTCTGTTCGTAAGACCGTCACTTGCACCTGGTGACGTTCCGGCTATTCTACAGGCCGGCGAGGGCGTCATTCGGCGCGAAGTCGTTGCAGCGATGGGTGGGGAGGATTTCGTCAACTCGCTGAATCGCGGGGAGATGAGGGGCGGCGACACGTACAATTTGGTGTTCAAGCCGCAGCACATGTTCGCTCGCGACAGTGCGCAGGTCGTTGACGAGATGCAGGCTGAACTTGTTCGTCAGGGAACTGGAAAAATGCGTCGACTTGTTGGCGGCAATTCCGTGCCGGGCTGGAAACCGAGGAGGGCATAGCATGCGCAGGATCATGATGAGCGCCATGCGCGACAACAAAGAGGTGCAGTTCATCGATCGGCCGATGGCTGAGGCGTATGTTTTGAGAATACCCGAGCCGGACAGCGGGAATAGTGGACCCACCGGATTTGTCGGTGTTGCCGATTATGTGCGTTCGCGGCAGGAACTGGCAATTGAGGTTGAGCGCAGCGGCGACTTCGTGAGCTACAACGGAGACGAGGGCGCCAGGTTTACCGTCGAGCCAGACTTCTTGAGGGATGACGACGAGGACGACGTAGTCGACGATCTCAACCCGATGGGCGGAGAGCGCAAGGACGTGCCGGTTTTGACGCAGACACTGACGGCGGTTGACAACGACGTCCAGTTGTCGTCGCCAAGAATAATTAAACTGGAGAAGTGGGCGAAGTTGACCGCCGATCGTGGAAATATCGGTTTGCTCGGCGTCGTAAGATGGACTGGTTCCGGAAATGCGCCGACGATATTGTTCTGGACGCTCAACGAATACAACGACCACGGAGGATTGCCGATAGTTAATTGCCAATGGGATTATAACGCGACAATGGGAATGTCGCCGACCGAAACGTCGACTCAGGCACCCGGCTTTGACATGGTCGAGTTGGACGACGGCTCGATCGTCACGGTGTTCTCTACGAACAATGCTCTGTATTTTTACAAGTCATACGATTGTGGTTCTAACTGGGTTAAGGTTGGCGAGATTACTGGTCTGATTACTGACAGATATTGGGTGGCGCTGGACCGCATCGGCTCAAGGTTGGTCGTGGTCTATTCGAGGACGTGGGCTGGACCGAACTACGGAGTGTACTCAAGTACATCAGATGATGGTGGGTTCACGTGGTCGAGCGCCGACACCGTCACCACTGAAGTCGTGGCCAACAGCGAGGTTAATCTCGACCTCGCGCGCGGTCAGGACGGTGTCATGTACTTGGTGTTCAACCGGTCCAACGTCGCGTATGCGTCGAAAACACTGGACGGGCAGAACTGGAGCACCCCGATCACCACCGGAGTCGATGCGGATGCTGGCCTCAGCATATCCCAAGAGTATCACGGCCTGTGGGCACTTTACAGCACCGACGTGCTCGCTGGTGGCGACATTGGGTTGACTGAGCAGCACGCAGACGATGAGGAGGGTGCGTACACGGCGAACTGGACAAGTGGTGGAACGGTGGCCAATGGAGACACCGATAGCGACGGTCTTGACGACGATCAAATTTCGGCGAGGTTTCTGAATGGCAGTGGTTTTCTGGATGTCGTAGTGCTGAAGCATGATAATCACAGCGGCACTGACTACTACTGTCTGCAGGTTTACAGGTTGGCGATGTGGTGCGGGGTGCAATTCGATTCGGCGGTGACCGGGTGGAGCGTCGTATGGACTCCACACGCATACCCGTCGACGAACGACGGGCATCCGAACTTAAATCTATGGACGGAAGTTACGGGAACCGGGGCGATCGCAAACGATTCTGAGAACGACTTCTATCACATGGAGATAACCAACGGTGCCGCGACGAACAAAAACTACAGATGGCCGGCGGCCGGCACCGACGGGTGGTACGACAGCGGGGCGACGGCCAGGTTCGAGGTCAAGACTATTAGCGGGCGCGCAGGTGTGGACGTGCGCCTGACGTCTGCGGGCAGCAATGCCAGCGTGCATTTCGCGCTGTTCTTCTACACCGACAGGATCGTACTCTACGACGTGCACGCCGCGGCAATAGTGCAGACATTCACGCCGACGAACTGGGACCCGTCGGACTGGAGCGAGTATGTCATAATCGCGTTCGAGAACGAGATGCAGTTGTTCCGGGCGCCGTCGTCGCACTACCGGGAGGTCGCACACTACGAGTTAACCGTGAGTTCAGACACGCTGCAGGAAGACGCGTACGCGGGGGCCGGCGATAGCAAAGTGCAGTGGGGGTCCTCGGCGTTCGGTGGGACTGTCGCGTCCGAGTCACACTGGCGATCGATGATGGTGACGAACGAGGATGCGTTCGACGTCGACTGGGACTTCTCCGCGTGCGTGGGGAAAAAGTGCCACTACAATCCGGTCGGGATTCTGCAGGGAATCGCCTGCAAATGGACAGGAAACTTCGCCATTGACGGCGACACGTGGGAGTTCGACGTCGGGGCGCAGTTCGATGCCGACAACATTCTGGTCGCATCACCGCGGATCTGTTTCGCGGATCCGGAGGATGCGTCCGCCAGGTCGGGCACCATCGTGATCGACTGGCGCAGGCACGAGGGCGACGAGTCAACCTGCATGAACTTTGCATTTGACTCGATTGCGGTTTTTGGTCTGAACATGCCGATGTTCAAGCTGGAGGGCGGGGACTTCGCCGGAACGTCGTGGACGACAATCTGGTGCAATGCTTTGCCGATTCCGGGTCGAGGTGGTCCGTTTATCTATGATTCAACGCTCACAGTTATCGGCACTCCCGATCAGAATAGTGTTCGATTTGGTTCGGGTGCGTCGAATTTGTCTGATTGGCCACTACCAAATCAGTTTGCATCGACTGAGTATCGAAAGTGGTACGTCGCATTTGTCGGTGGAACATGTAACGGAAAGATTTACAGGATCGATGGCAACAACCCGAATCGCCTGTTCTTGGAGTGCAACGTAGAGGCCGACGGGGTTGCCGACGGCGATACATTCACCATATTCTCTGATCGGTTTCTTCACATTTTCGACAAGCAGTACAGGTATCCCCGAGTGCGGTTGACGTTGAACGTCAACAACTTGACCCCGTCCCCGAGCGAGGACACAGTCAAGGTCGGCACGGTCGTACTCGGGCAGACGTACGACCTGCCGAACGACGAGTGGGAGTCGTCCATCACTACCGAGGCTGGCGTGGAGGTCACGACCGGTCGAGCCAGGATCGATCAGTGGCGCGAGGTGGCGCCCGAGCGCAGGAAGATCGATCTAACGTACACCGGACGGGTCGACCGGGGCATGGGTGTCGACATCGTGTCCGAGCTGTACCGGCACGCACGCTGGGGAGTTTATCCGGTGGTTTGGATCGACGACGACACGGCATTGACCCCCTGCACGAATACCTGCTCGGAGGCGTCCGAGATGAGTCACACGGACCCGATCCTCGCGCGGGTTGGTGGACCGATGAGCCGCCGACGCAAGTTCTACTCATACGAGGAGCAGGACGGCGCGTATCACATTCGAGGGGTCGGCGACGTCGGAGGAATTGTGCTTGAGGAGGTCCTTTGACGGAGTTTCGTTTAGTTGGCGGCGACGGGAAGTGGACTAGACTCCCGGTCGACGAGGCCGCGACGGCTTGTATACTGGTTGACATTCGCACCAGTAACAAAAGATACTGCTTCGGGACGAAGGATGTCGTGGTGCGCGAGACCGGTACAGGAGACGCCCTGCATTTTGTTGGTGCGATCACCAACGATCCAATCCACAAAGAGTCAGTAGACCCGTTTTCTCGCGACTTCTCAGTTCAATCAATGTCGTTCGAGATGGGCGCTGACTATTTTCCGTTGCGCGACATTCGCAAGGCCGGGATTGTTTTGCAGGACGTCGACGTCGACGTTTACTGGCACATCACCGGACGCGACTATACGCTTGAGCAGTCGCACTTGTTGCTCAGTGGGAAAATTACGAAGCCATTCTTCGACAGCGACAAGTGGAAATCGACGTTCAGTGTCGAGGACGTAAGGTTGTTTGGAGAAAGACCGTTTCCTCCGATAGCTGCCACGCAGGATCTTCTGACCAACCTCGCGGACGAAGACTCAGGAAAACCATACCCGGTCGTCGTGGGAGCAGTTAAAAAACTTCCGGTGCTCGACATCTCGGGAGGAAGCAGCGACGAGTTTTTGGTGATGCAGGACAGGAACGGCGAGTTCGGAGCTGGTGGAAAGGTCTCCGCAGTATATGACGGGGACGAGGGTGCGCTCGCGATAAGCGGACAGGACAACACGCAGACGGACGCAGACGGGAACACGTACTACAGGGTGTTGACTGTCGGCGATGCGGCCACCACGAGGGACGTAACGGTGGACGTCACCGGGCATTCGTCGGCTTCGCCGGCCGACGCGATAAGATATCTGCTCTCGTTTTTCGGTGACGACGACAACATCTTTGATCTTTACTACATAAAAAAAATCGACTTGGCGATGGACGGGGTCACACTCGGATTGGCCTTCAACGATCGGAGCGGCGGCGGTGTTTTAGACATGGTCAGAAACAGAGTCTCGTCCTTGCTGCCGTTGGCGATGATTCAAAGAGGTCCGAAGTACGCGTTCATCCCGCTCGTCTGGACTCGCGACGTTGTCAAGCATCTTAGAACAGACATAAATATAATTGGAAAAACTGCGAGCGTCACCGAAACGGAGCGGTCTTCGATTTTCAACAATTTCGTTGTCAAGTACTCTATGTCTGGGTTCAGAGGCGAAAGCACCGGATGCGTCACTGCAGACAAGGATAGTGATGATAGTTGCAGAGTGTCATGGCGCAGGTACGGAATGTCGCAGTCGATGGACATAAACGCCGGGGACCTTGCGGACGAGCAAAGTGCGCGGTGGCTTCTGAACTGGTGCATCGAGACATACTCAAAGATGCGCGTGTTCGTCAGCTACCGCTGCACGCTGGACGCTGTTGACGTCGGCCTCTGGGACACCGTGATGGTAACAGATGACGACGAAGATTGGACCGATACGATGTTCAAAGTCATCGGGGAGCATCGCGGCACCGGCCCTTATGTCGACTTTGATTTGGTGAGCGTTGACGACTATACGGACGTTTACGACGTGAACAAGTAAATGACGCACAACTTCAACAGGCAGGGAACGGTCTCCAGAGAGTCGCTGCTGGTCGGCGAGTGGACTGAGTTGTACGCGGTGGTCAACGGCGTCACGCTGCGGGTCGGCTGCGTGAAGGACGGCAAGCTCAACGTCCGTCGTAAGATGGCAGTCCACCGCGGTTTGCGTGCGTTCGGCACCATGCCGGACCAGGCGGCGACAGTCACCACGCAGATGACGTTCACCGGGAGGGTTGAGGAGTTGAACCGGGAGAACCTGCTGTGGCTGCTCGATCGGGCGCCGGATGAGGCGAAGGTGGCAGCGCAGGGCGACTGGCCGGAGGGCAGGATCAACTACCCGTCCCCGTCGGCGACCGCCCAGTACTTCACGATATACGGCCGCCGGCCGTATGCCGCAACCGGCGAAGACCTCGTGTTCGTGATGTGGAAGTGCCGGATGGCCGACTATATTCGCATCAGCACGATCCGTGAGGGAATGCGGTTGAAAGTGGTTGCGCATAGCGACGTCGACGGCGATTACGGCGGCAGCGAGGCGCATCCGTACGGGTGGGTCTACGGGTACGACGCATCTGAAGCCACCCCCTCTGAAGCCACCCCCATAGATTTGGACGCACATTATTGGGAGTTTCATTCACGTAATAGCCCTCCTCCAAAAGATTGGATGGAGTCACAAGGCGAGTATGGTGGGGATTTCGATCCCGCTGGAGATTTTTCAGTTGCTATGCTAATTGAACCATTTGCCAATGTAGTCCCTGCTTTGAATAGCAAACCGAAAGGATTGTCTGGCAGGCAGTACCAATTTTCGGTTCAATATGGTGGTTTTGGCGGAGGCACAACATTTACGGGAGGCATACAATTCGCAGTTTATAAACTAAATTTTGTCGTGCGAACTATCCAGTTGTATACTGGTCCAGTTGGACCATTGGCATGTGGTCGAAAATCGTTGGTTGTTTGTTCTTATCATTGGGATGGTGACGGCACTTCAGATTTGAGGATAACTACAGTTGATGCAGACAATGGTTTACAAACAGCCACACGAGGTGATGCATTTGGTCCTCCACAAAATGTAGCCGTGGATTATCGGATCGGCAATACGCCTCTTTGGGCAAATTCAGCAGACTGTAAATTTTGGTGGTATGGATTTTATAATGGTTATGTCATGTCCATTCAAGACGCCCACGATATCTGGAACAAAGTAAAACATCCAATAGACAATTTCAGTCCGACATTTTTGAATTATTATGATCAGGGCGTAGCTGTAACATATAATGCAGACGTGGCAACTGGCCCAAACGCGCCTTACGTTTTTGATGTTTTTGGTGATTTACCAAATACTCCTGTAAAGGGTCCATAATAAATGACTGCAAATCCTACATCTTGGCCACAGCAAGTACATGGGGTTAAACCAATAGAGGATGATCTAGACACTGGGCCAACATTGTAAAAAACGGCCTATAAACCAAGGAGGAAGAAACATGAAGCGACTTATTGTTCTCACGGTGCTGATCGTCTGGGCGTGGACCGCTCTGGCGCAGGGACCGATGCCTGAGATCGACCCGGGCGAGGCGAGCAAGAACCTGTTCGACGGTATCGGTGCGAAGAACTGGACGCTGATCATCGCGGGTGGCGGGTTGGTATTCATGTACCTGTTGCGGTTGTTCCTGTTGCCGAACCTGAAAGGCAAGGCACTCGCCATCACCAGCACCGCCCTGATCGGACTGGCCGGTATGGCAACCTCAATGGTCGCCGGAGGCGATATTTTGTCGGCCATTGGAGTCGGCTTTACTGCAGCGCTTGTCGCCGGCAAGGCGTGGGACTTGATACCCGACAAGGTCACCGACGCGGCCGAGAAGCCCATCAAGAAGAAGCAGGTGTAACCGGTGGACTGGAAGGTCCTGCTCGTGATCGTCACCCTGGTCGTCGTGGCCGGGGTGACGATCACGCTCGGCGCTCTCCTGTCGCGCGCGAACAGAAAGCGGCGAAGGGCGGAGGCGGAGCGAGACGCGAACGCGGCCATCGCCAAGCGGCTGATCCGCGAGCGCGAGAACAAGGAGCTTGACGATGAAGCGGCTGCGGCGAAGCTGTCTGATCTGCTTTCTGGTTGGAATCCTGACGATCCTCCCGGCATCTCTGGCGGCTCAGGAGACGGCTGACGAACCAGTGCCGGCGATGGACGCGAGGGGTACAACCGCTCCCAAAAAGGGTACGAGCCTGCCCAAAAAGGGCGTGTTCGAGATCGTGCCGTGCAGCCTGGTGGATAACCGGTGCGAGGAGGGTTGGTTCAAGTTCAACCGCGACTCGCTCGACCGGATGCTGACCATCGCTCAGTCCGAGGATGACTGCCGCAAGGCGGAGATGCGCCGTCTGGACGAACCGGACGGCTGGGATCCTCTGACGGTCGTCCTGGTGGCCGGCGGCGTCACCATTGTGATCGGCGGCGCCGCATTCCTCGTCGGGTACCTCGTCGGGAAGTAGCCTTGCCCGTCTACGTCTACAAGTGCGCGGAGTGCGGCCGAAAGATCGAGCGGCTGCAGGGGTACTCTGATGACCCCGGCAGGTGCCCGAAGTGCGGAGGCGCGCTCGTCCGCCAGGTGTCGCCGTGCAACTTTCAGCTCAAGGGCAGCGGGTGGTACGCGACCGACTACGCGAAGAGGGGGACGAAGGCCGAGCGCGAGAAGTGATGTTCAATATTCTGGTCGATTCGTCGTGCTGTGCACAGAATAATGAACGCCGAGCACGGCTTGACTCATTAAAGGATCCGTTCCATACTTGGAAGGGTAGAGGGCGCGAGGCGCCCGGTCTTGTGTGCAGCCCCCGGAGTGTTGGCTCCGGGGGCATTTTTGTGCTTTACAAATGACAAGGAATTTTGTATGATCGTTTATACAAACCGGAGGTGCGCGATGGCGACAGTGACGACCAGGACGAAGAATCTCGGGAGGGCGACGATCGAGATGACTGACATCGAGGCGCTGCTGCTCGTGGCTGCGCATGCGTCCGGGTGTAGGAGCGACGCGGCGCTCGCGCGTCGACTCGGTGTCAGTCGTCAGGCGCTGTGGAATTGGCGGCGAGGGAAGGACCAGCCGTCCGACCGGCATCTGACCCTGATTTTGCAGATCGGCGGATTTGTAAAATAATCCGACAAATTTTCTTTTCTAATAAAATCAATGAGTTACAAGAAAAGCGCAAAATATGGGTTTCGACGCATTGTATTGCAGTTACAGGCCGATCCACGATCTCCAGAAAAATAAAATGTAATAAAAACAATGAGTTGAAAAATGAGCATAAACTTGACAAGCGTAAACGTATCATTTAATATAGCAGACATGATACGGAATACGAAAAACCAAGAAGCCAAAAAGGAGACGGACATGACCTGGACAGAGGAACAGTTGAACGAACGGCGGGACTTTTGTGGTCGGACCATGACCCTCAAAGAGTGGCTGGCCATCCCCGAGGATGAGCGGGCAGAGATCGTGAGCGAGTACGGGAAAGACCAGCGCAAAGCCCAGGCGGATGCCAAGAAAGCTGCCCGCCGGCAGGCCGCAGAGCAGGGTGCCCCGCAGAGCAGCAAGCCCGTCCGCCGTCACCGTGGCATCGACGGCATCCGACTCGGTGATGGTAGCGAAGACGACTGTTTGGGATACTAAGGGCACAAGGAGAAAAAAAAATGAAACAGTATCGGATCGAAAATCGAACGTCGGGAGTGGACCTGGGAGCATACGAGGGCGAGACCGAGCAGGAGGCGCTCGACGCGATGGCGAGAGACGCCGGGTATCAGAACTACGAAGAGGCGCAGGCCACAGCGCCGGCCGATGACGATGACATCGTGGTCACAGAGATGAACTAAGGGAGAATGTGATGAAATCTACCAGAGACCACGCGCAGGAGATTAGGGACGAGTTGAAAATCAAAGGGTGGAACAGCCGCAAGGTCAGCGTCCGGGTGCACTCCTACAGCGGCGGATCCAGCATCTACGTCACCGTCCGCGACCCCGCGGTGCCATTCGCCGAAGTCAAGGAGATCGCCGAGCGGTGCCAGGTCATCCGCAGGTGCGAAGTTACCGGCGAGATCCTCAGCGGCGGCAACCGCTTCGTTTTCACCGAGATGACCGACACGGTCCGCGACGCGCTGGCCGCCCCGTACGTCGAGGCCGTCCGCAAGGCGGTCGAGAGCGCGAAGACCGCGTCCGAGAGCACCATCACTCCGGTCGAGGGCACGGACGCGGGCGTCAGCAAGCACGGCTGCGGGTTCCAGCTCTGGCTCGGGCTGAGCGAGCCCGGCAGCAACGTCAAGCTCCACCACGCGAGCGGGCCGGCGGCGCTGGACATCGCGCTCCACGAGCAGAAGGCCGGACGGAAGGCCGGACGGAAGCCCGAGCCCAAGAAACCCGAACCGATGACGAGAGACGACCTGGTGAATGCGATGAAGGCGGCGCTGGGCAGCCTGCCACAGTCGCCCCATCACGCTGCGACGATTCTCTGCGAAGCAATCGACGAAGCAATCGACAACGCCTAAAGGGAGGCAAGTCATGAGCACAACGAACAAGCCGAAGGTTAAAATCTGCAATCCGGACGGAACGTCGATCGAGAGTCGCGTGCGTCGACTACGTCGGTACATTGAAAGCCGGCGCCCGGACTTCGAGAGCGAGGCCACATTTATCAAATGGGCCGACAAAACCATGCGTCACTCGCTGGAGAACATGGCACGGTTTGGATACATCGAGATTACCAAGTAGACAAGAAAGGAGGACGCCTTAAAAACGTGTTAGAGCAGGACGTCTGGTAGATACTGAACGCCTAAAGGGAGGCAAGATATGAAACCGAAAAACTTGAAAGACCTGGACAAGAAGATCGCCGACGAGACCGCCTTGATTTCCGGCCTGCTCAAGCAGGTCGCCAGGACGGCAGACGAGTGTGCGGAGGACCGGTCGTGGCCCGGACTCGGGTCGCTCATCTACCTGCGCGAGAAGCTGGTCGAGATGCTGATCGGCTTCGAGTACCAGGGTGACGAGGACGAGTCCGAGACGGCCGAGCGCATCCTGAAGCGGGCGAAGAAAGAGGCCGACACCAAGTTCGTCGCCGGCAGCAAGCGGCACAAGACGGCCCGCGGCGGCGTTTGCGGGTGCTGGGTGTCGGTGCCGCAGGACTGAGTGAGGTGGGTGTTGACTAACCGTCGCACCCGCTGATATACTACCCGCAAGCTACGCGGGCAAATAGCAGGGAGGTAGAAATGACCACCGTAACGATCCTCGCACTTTTCGTTGCACTCTTGGTCGCGCTCGTCGCGAATGCGCGGGCGCGCAACCGGGCGCGCGGCCTGAACGCCGACGAGCCCGGGACGGTGCTGACTCGGCGGCGCGCGCTGGCGCTGTCGTTCGTCGCAGCCCACGGCTCGGAGTATGACCCGAACAGCTTCAACCAGCACTTCAGGGGGTCGAAGGGAGACCAGCGCAGGCGGTGGCGCAGGAAGCGCGGCAACCACAAGCGGAAGTTCAGGTAGTCAACCTTTTCACAGGGAGGCCAGACATGGCGAAGAAAGAGACGAAAAAGAAGGCAGCAAAGAAGGAGAAGAAGGTCGTCGTCCAGGACCGCACCAAGGGCAGCGTCGAGCACGCGAAGCTGCTCGACCGATACAACGAGCTGGCGGAGCAGATTCGCCGGGACATCTCCGAGATCGGCGGTCGGTTCTATTCCCTCGGGTGCGCCTGGAAGGTGATCCGGGACGACCGGCTGTGGAAGGCGGCCGAATTCAAGTCCTTCCAGGACTACTGCGAGCAGGAGATCCACCAGGCCGGGAAAGGCCCGACTAGGCAGACCGTCTACAACTGCATCTCCGTCGCCGAGAGCCTGACCCGCGAGCAGGCACTCCGGCTCGGACCGTCGCTCTCGTATGCGGTGGTCAAGGAGGGCGACAAGGTGCAGAAGGAGGTCATGCGCCTCGTGACCGACGGCGTGTCGACCACCGAGGTCATGCGCGGACTGCGGCAGAAGAAGGAGGCCGAGAAGGCCGAGTCGGCGAAGGCCGACAAGAAGGAGGCCAAGCTGGCGATCACTCACCACAACGGCGGGCTCACGACCGACAACCCGACCGCCTCGAGGTCGGCCAGCAAGAGCAGCAAGCCGAAGCCGGCGAAGGCGCCCAAACCGCGTGACGTCGAGAAGGGTCAGACCAAGCTGGCGGCAACGAAGGGCAATGCCAAGAAGGCCGGGTGGACGAAGCAGGCGGTCGTCGAGATCGGTGGCCTGGAGGTCACCATCGAGATCAACCCCAAGAAGGGCCTGCTCCGGTTCACGGCGGTGTAAAATTATTTGACAAACGCGCGGGCCGGATTAAGTTGCGGTCCGCGCATATAAAGTGTATAATCAAATTAAACAAACGCAGCAAGGGAGGCTGAGATGCCACGAGGCAAGATCAAGAAGCGGTGCCGCAACTGCCGACGCAACCGCGAGTGCATGACGTTCAAGAAGGCTCGCGAGCAGAAGCTCGTTCAGTCGTCGATCGACTTCATGCTCGACGCGGGCGTGTGCGTGGACTGGGCGCCCGAAATGAAAATCAAGGGAGGAAAAGATGATTTATCCAGCTAAAGTAGACGAAATTCGCAAGTGGAAGAAAAATAAACATGGATGGCACGTTTCGCCAAACGGTGTCAGGGTAGAACTCGGTGACAGGGTAAAACTCGGTGACTGGGTAAAACTCGGTGACAGGGTAAAACTCGGTGACAGGGTAAAACTCGGTGACAGGGTAAAACTCGGTGACAGGGTAAAACTCGGTGACGGGGTAAAACTCGGTAACGGGGTAAAACTCGGTAACGGGGTAAAACTCGGTAACGGGGTAAAACTCGGTGACTGGGTAAAACTCGGTGACAGGGTAGAACTCGGTGACTGGGTAAAACTCGGTGACAGGGTAAAACTCGGTGACGGGGTAAAACTCGGTGTCAGGGTAAAACTCGGTAACGGGGTAAAACTCGGTAACTGGGTAAACCTCGGTGACGGGGTAGAACTCGGTGACAGGGTAAAACTCGGTGACAGGGTAAAACTCGGTGACGGAATGACATCAAACGACTTGGCTGAACTATACCGCACCGTCTATCGTCAAAAGAAAACGCATCGATTCTGGAAGTGGGTCACACACGACCGATTTTCACCAAACTTTGATGGTGGCACACGAGTCGAATATCCGGTCGGCAGTGTCGTCGAAACAGATGGCAAGGCGAGCGATCAACAGTGTGCGCCAGGACTGCACGTCTTAAGAGTCGGCATTCGTCCCGAATGGTGCGGACTCTGCCAAGCCGAACATGATCTCATCGCATTGGAAGTCGAGGTTGCCAGTGAAGACATATTGTTCGCTGGATTGCCCGGCAACGACATGAAACTGCGCGTTAGAAAATTGAGAGTCTTGACGTAGAGATGACGCGCGGCCTGGCGCGGACCGCGAGAGCAGACCCCGGGTCGCGCGAGCCGGACGGCGGGAAACCCTCCCTGCCTGCCGTCCGGCGTTTTTCAAAACGGGAGGGGCGAACGGAAACAGGGAGGCAATCATGCCACGAGGAAAGATCAAGAAGAAGCGGGCGTCCATCGACGCGCTCATGGATATTCCCGACGACGAACCGACCCAGTGGGCGGATCCGTACGAGGGGTTGAACGACGCGCAGCGGTCGGTCGTCGCGTGGAACGAGGGGGCGGTCATCGTCGTCGCCGTCCCCGGTAGCGGCAAGACCAGGTCGATCGTCAACCGCATGTACCGGATGCACCAGGACGGCATTGACATGAGTCGGGTGCTCGCAACGACCTTCACCAAAAGAGGCGCGGGCGAGATGAACGACCGGCTCAAGTCGCTCGGCTGCCCGGTTGGCGAGGGCGGAGCCGAGGTCGGCACCTTCCACCACGTCTGCCTGTCGGTCATCCGCGACGGCTCGCCGTGGAAGGACTACGAGGTCGACGCCGACAACAAGATGCGCTACGCACTCAAGGACGTGCTCGGGTACCGGCAGATGAACTGGCGGGGCGCCGATATCTCCGAGGTCGAGGGCTTCATTGGCGCCTGCAAGAACGGCCTGGTCGGTCCGCGGGACGTGAAGGTCGACCGCGGTGCGAAGCCGTACGACGCGCAGCGGCCGGGCGTGACGAACGACCCGCGCATGGGCGAGGCGTACTTCCTGTACGAGGAGGAGCGCGAGCGGCGCGGCCTGATAACCTTCGACGACATGCTCAAGCTGTCGGTCGAGTACCTGCGCGCGGACTCGGACACGCGCGCGAGGTGGGAGGGCCGGTACGACCACGTCATCGTCGACGAGTTCCAGGACACCAACCTCGCGCAGCACGCGTTGATGGAGATCCTCGCCACCGGCTCGAAGTCGCTCATGGCGGTCGGGGACGCGCGGCAGCTCATCTTCGGGTGGCGCGGGAGCGTGCTCGACCTGACCCTGAACTTCCGCGAGAAGTTCATGGCCGAGGTCATCGAGATGAGCATTAACTACCGGTGCCTGCCCGGTATAATTGATGTGGCAAACCGGACCGGATCGACTTTCCCGCACGACGTCATGAAGTCCTCGGCGGTGGCGAACCGCGAGGGCGAGGCCAGCGTCGACTTCCAACGCGCGGCCGACATGGACGACGAGGCCGTCAGGGTCGTCGAGCGGGCCGTCCAGCTTCACGAGGACGGCGTGAGATGGGGCGAGATGGCGGTCATGTACCGAACGAACGCGCAGAGTCGCAGCTTCGAGGAGGAGTGCATCCGAAGGCAAGTTCCGCACGTCGTGATCGGCGGCACGGACTTCTATCGTCGCAAGGAGGTCGCCGACCTGCTCGCGTACCTGCGGCTCGCGGTCGACCCGACCGACGACGCGTCCTGCCGACGAGCGATCAACCGCCCGTTCCGGTTTATCGGCAGGGTGAGCGTCGACGCGATGGAGGACGAGGCGGCCGGGTCCGGGCAATCGATGCTGGACGTGGCGCGCGAGTGCCGGCCCGGACTGGGCCTCAAGCCGCGGCAGATCAGCAGCGTGATCCAGTTCGTCGAGATTGTGGACGCGCTGCGGGCCGATCTGGCGGACAAGCAGACGGACCTGCCGTCCGCGTTCACCGGCCTGCTCCGGCGCACGAGGTACGAGGAGTGGATCGTCGGCGACGAGGGCACCGACACGGCCGAGAACAGTCGCCTGAGCAACATCCGCGAGCTGGTGCGGACGAGCGGCCGGTTCAAGACCGCCGAGGCGATGCTCAAGTACATCGACAACCTGGCGGACGAGCGCAAGAAGCGCAAGAAGGGGAACGCGGACCTGATGCAACTGTCGACCGTCCACAAGCAGAAGGGCCTGGAGTTCGGGGCCGTGTTCGTCGCCGGGTGCGCGGAGTCGATCCTACCGCACGGCCGCAGCGATGACATCGAGGAGGAGAAGCGGATCTTCTACGTCGCCATTACCCGTGCGAAAGACCACCTAATGATCACCTGCCCGACCTCCGCGCTCGTCGGCGGCAAGACGGTCGAGCTGAGGCCGAGCCGGTTCGTGGTCGAGGCGGGTCTCGTTGACAGGGCCGAGAAGATCAACATACTCGGACACGGGCCGGTCGACTTCAACGACTACATGGAAACCGCTTCTGACGATTTCATCAATAAACACGAATAGGAGAAGGGAGACCGAAAATGAGCGGCACTAGATACGTACCACGCACCGAGCAGGAGGTCCGCGACCACCTGGAGGCGGCGGGTTTTCGCGAGGTCAAGATCGGCGGCACCCGCGAGCTGGTGTTCGAGCACCCGACTCCGAACAAGAAGGTCCGCATCCGGGTGTACTCGTCGGTCGTGCCCAACGGCGGGAAGAACACGGGGACCGCCAGGGGGGTCGGCGAGGACGCCGGTCGAGTCGTGCTCGTCGCGAGCGGCAGCAACAGGCCGGTCTGGAAGTCAAAGCGCATCCACCGGACGAAGAACTTCCTGGAGAACCTGCTGGAGCGGTGCCGGGAGGCGTACCGAGCTGTCGGGTTGCTAGTGAGGTGTCCGGCCTGCGGTGAATACATGGTCGAGCGCAAGGCGCGCAACGGGAAGAAGTTCCTCGGGTGCCTGAAGTACCCGGCGTGCAAGGGAACCAGGAATCTGTGATGCCACTATTCAAGCGCAAAAAGAAGCACGACCGAATCACCAGCGAGTTGACCATGCACCTGTACTCGGGCCTGCGCGACACGCGCGACGAGAACACGGCGCTGTACAAGCGGATCAAGATCCTGCGCGCTCGCGTGATGGAATTGGAAAAGACGCTCGCCGAGGTCGCGGGTCGCGTTGGAGCGTGACAAGCTGCTCGCCTGGTGGGAAAAGCACCGCGAGCAGCTGGAGGAGTTGGAGCATGGCTAATTTCTTCACGGCTGACCACCATTTCGGTCACGCGAATATAATCAAGTACACCGGACGACCGTACGAGAACGCGTGGTTTATGGATCGTGACCTCAAGCGCAGGTGGAACGGCATTATAAGTCGGAACGATAACGTCTACCATCTTGGGGACCTGTGTTTCCCGAGGGGTCGGGACATGCAGAATTTTGTCGAGAGTCTAAACGGGAGAATTGTCCTGATAAAGGGAAACCATGACAAAAAGAAGACGCTCGACGCGGTCGACGAATGGCACGCGAATCTCCCGTTGAAGATTGGTGGGTACAACTGTGTTCTCAACCACCGGCCAGTTTATCCGAAGGGTACGCCGGATCCGTACGGCGATCACGACAAAAGCATCGACCCGGACGAGTGGGACTTCATACTTTGTGGGCACGTTCACGAGAAGTGGCTGTGGAATGGCAAGTCGTTCAATGTCGGAGTGGACGTACACAGGTTCTGGCCGCTGTGCGAGGATGAGGTAATCAATTTTCTCGAAGAAAGAATGCAGTGCACAATTCTTTGAACATCCAGGGAGGCCGGTCATGCCGAGGGGCAAGAGTGGCGAGTTGAAGTGCGAGCTGTGCGAGAACAAAAACGGTGACAGGTGCCCAGCCGACGAAAAGAACTGGCGGGGCCGGCGCACTCCGAAGGCGAAGGACCTGAACCGCCAGCGGATCCGCGACGGGTACTGCGAGGAGTGGGTGCCGATCTGGGACAATGGGTGGACGTGAAAGGACATGTGAGGTCATAGGAGGCCGCAGGATGCGTCCGAAGGGAACAGACGCTAACCAACCCGCTCAGAGGGGTCTGAGGGCCTTAGACGGGCGGAAAATGACCGTCAGGGCCGTCCTGGACACCCACCTGCGGCTGAACCTGGACGATTTGGGCTCCGGGACTGCCGCGGCGCTGCGCGCGAGGTACACGCACGACAACCCGGAGTTCTTCAAGAAGCGCGCGATGGGGGTGTGGACCGGAGACATCGACCCGAAGATCAGATCGTGGCGAATCGAGGACGGCTGGCTACTCCTGCCGCGCGGGGTGCTGTCTGAAGTCAGGAAAATTCTCGACGGCCGTAAAATGGAGATGAGACCAATCTGGGACCGCACGGTCAAGCATGAGGAGGTGGACCTGCGGCTCAAGAAGGACCTGTACCCGTTCCAGGAGCGAGCGGTTGACGACCTGCTCCTGACGACCGGCGGGGTGCTGAAAGGCCCGTGCGGCGGGGGCAAGACGGTCTGCATGATCGGCGCGATCGCTAGACTGCGGCAGCCGGTGCTGATCGTCGTGCACACGCGCGAGCTGATGCGGCAGTGGGAGACGAGGATCGCGGAGTTCCTCGGGGTCACGGCCGGAACGATTGGCGGCGGAAAAGAGGAAAACATCAGGCCGGTGACGGTCGCCACACAGCAGACGTTGTGGCGCCACATGGGGAAGTCTCCTCCGCATTGGGTAGATCAGTTCGGCTTGATTGTTACCGACGAATGCCACCACGTCCCGGCACGCACCCACAACGCGGTCGCCGAGATGTTTCCGGCGAGGTGGCGGTGGGGCTGCTCAGCGACAATCAAACGCAAGGACGGCAAAGAGTACCTGCTTCACGAGACGTTTGGCCCGGTCGCTCACGAGATCACGAAGGAGGAGCTTGTCGAACTTGACCGGCTGGTCTCGGTTCGCATGGAGGTCGTGCCGACAAATTACTTCGACGAGGAATACGCGGCGAGCCGGGACGCGAACGAAATACCCGACTGGATGGGAATGGTTACCAGGCTGGTGAACGACGACGACAGAAACGCGCTAATCCTGGAGAAGGTGCGCGAAATCGCGTCCGTCAGGGACACCAGGATCCTGATGCTGACCGAGCGGGTAGAGGCGTGCTTCGACTGGCACCAGCGACTCGGGAAGGTCGGGATCCGGGCCGGCGTGATGGTCGGCGGGGCCGAGAACAAGAAGATGCTGGAGAAGACCATCGACGGCCTGCGTGCCGGGAAGATCAAGGTCGGGATCGGAACGAAGGTGGCTGACGAGGGGCTCGACGTACCGAACCTCACGCACGTCATTCTGACCTGCCCGGTTCACCAGCACCCGAAGCGACTGACGCAGATGGTCGGCCGGGCGGCGAGGAAGCACGGGTCGCGGAAAAAGGAGGGCGTCGCGGTTTACTTCTGGGATCGAAAGCTGTGGCCGCGGTACTCCGACGACGACGGGAAGCGGCGAAGGGAGCGCAAGCTGAAAAAGTTTTTTAATGGCCTGCGGACGGTCTGCAGCGACCTGGAGGTAGTCGAGTGACGCGTATGCGCTTGCTTATTAATAAGGTAGTCGCGCGCGTCAGCTATAAGCGATCGGCCGTTAACACTTTTAAGGTTGTTAAAGTTTGTTAAAGACTTTTCTGTGAGGTTAAGGGATCGACGAGTGAAAATAAATACCGAGAGACTCCCCCCGCTGGCAAAAACCGCCAGCGGGGGGAGATCGCCACCCAAGAAAAAAGAGTTTGCTTTGTCAGCGAGGAAGTGTATAATGCTTAATACAAAAACTGAGAACGGGAGGTCGAGATGAAAAAGAGATCGGAGTACACGGTTGACTACGCGACACTGAAAGACACGATCGCGGAGTTGAAGCGCCTGACGGGAAACAGCACGCTCGAAGTGTGCAACACAATCAGGATCACGGGCGACGGCGATCGGTTGACGCTGGAGGCGACGGACCTGGAGTCGCGCGTGACGCGCGTGCTGACCAATCAGTGCAGCCAGGTCGTCGAGGGCGAGCTGGACACGTGCGTGAAGTCGAAGGACCTGCACAAGGCGCTGTCGGGGGTGACCGGGAACACGACCGTCAGGCTGGCATCCGGGGACGCGGGGGCGCTGAGTGTCACGGTCGCGTCGGTCGGCGTGACCGTGAGGCTGCCGCGGTCGGTCGACCCGGAGGAGTTCCCGCCGGTCCCGTCAATGGACGGGGACGAGCAGGTCGTCTGCGAGTGCGACCCGGACAAGGACGACGAGGGTGCGGACCTGAAGTTCGTCGCGCAGTGCATGAGCACGGACGAGACCCGCTACAACCTGAACGCCGCGTACTTCGACGGCGAGCGCGGCAAGATAGTCGCGACCGACGGCCACCGGCTCCACGTGGTCGACGCGTCGGCGCTGAGCGGCACCGCGCTCCTGCCGGCGGCGGCGATGGGTTTCCTGGTTCGCATGAGCAACCGCAGGGGCGAGATCCCGGGCTACTCATTCAGCACGTTCGGGGACAACCCGAAGTACGCCTACATCGAGACCGAGGACGGCTGGAGGCTGATCACCAGGTACATCGACGGGCAGTTCCCCGAGTACATGCAGGTCATCTGGGACCCGACCACCACCAAGGCGGAGGTTTTGCTTCACGCCGAGGACGGCAAGGCGCTGCTCAAGGCGATCAAGCAGGCGGCGAAATTCGCACCGAAGCGGAACGGCGGGGTGAGGATCCGGATCGAGTCCGGCAAGCCGGTCGTCGCTGCGACTCGCGAGGACATCGACGACCCGGAGGTCGAGGTCGAGTTGCCGCTGGAGGTATCGCGGATGGACGGCGGGCCGTTGACTCTGAACGTGAACGTCAACTACCTTGTCGAGCCGCTGTCGGTGGCGGACGGGGAGGTTCTGATTCACGTGAAGGAGTACGACCTGGAGGACGGCGAGGATGACCGGGGCAGGCCGGTGAAGGTGAAGGGCGAAACCGCATTTTGCGGCGGACCTTACGTGATCGACGTAGGGCACGGGCGCATGGCGTTCGTGATGCCGATGAGGATGTGAAAGCATGCCGCGCGGACGTTCATCGATTCAGCGCCTGGTCAATGCGCTGCTGGAGTGCTACCGCGAGGGGTGGGCGGGCAGGTACCGCTCGCCGTGCCTCGCGCGCATGACCGGGCGCGACCGGCGCAACGCGACCGAGATCGTCGACGCGCTCGGGCTCGACGAGGCACGCAGGCGCCTGTATAATTATTTGACAGACCGGAGCAGGTGGCTGACCCAGCGCCGACACCCGCTGAAGGTGTTCCTGGCGCAGGTCGATCAGTACGCAGGAGGCAAGGATGGCGAGGGGCAAAAAGGGATCGCGAAAGCCGGGAGCGACTTCGACCGGCGGTGGCGGACCGACTGAGCGGATGTTCGCCGAGGGCGGAGTCGACCCCCGCATGACATTCGACACTTTCGAGTCGCTGAAGGGAAAGACGAGGGCACTGACGAAGTGCGTAGACTGGTGCACGCACTTCGGGCAGCCGCTCGCGTCGAAGCCTCCCGTCCTGTTCGGTCCGACCGGGGTGGGCAAGACCCATCTCGGGAACGCGGTCGCGCACTTCATGGTGACCCAGCGCGGCCTGTTCTCGCAGGTTTTGCCGACCGTCTGCATCCCGCGCAGGGACACGGACGAGGTGCTGCGGCTGGCGGACCCCGACGAGGTGCCCGTCCTGGTTTTGGATGACCTTGGGGCTGAGAAGCGGACTGACCGCGCGCTGGAGTGCCTGTACATTCTGATCGACGGCAGGCTGCGCGCCAGGGCGCCGACGGTCGTGACCACGAACTTTGAGCCAGACGCGCTGGAGCAGTGGCTCGGTGACGAGTACGGCCCGCGGATCGTCGGTCGGCTGAGGGAGATGGGCGAGTTCGTCCCGGTCGGCGGCGAGGACATGCGGTTGAGAATGTAAAAACTGTTAATACACGACGGGAGGTCGAGATGATTCTAAAGTCGAATGCAAAGCGAGCGGCGCTCAAGGCGTTGAAGGAAAGGCGATTGTTCTGGCGAGTATCGGACCAGTACGGACGGAGCTGCAACGGAGGGGACCGTAGTTTCCGTCTAAGTCCGGCGATTGAGGGAAGGTGCGGAGAGTGGTCTCCGAGGATTGACGGCGAAGTCGAGGTGTGCGAGTGTGGATACCACGCCACGAGCGACCCTCTGAAGTGGCGGGGACTGCGGGTCGCGTTGGTGGAAGTTCGGGAGATCGAGGGAAGTCTCGAAGACAAGGTCGTGTGCCGGCAATTTCGGGAACTAGGTGTTGTCGAGCCGTGGGAGTGTATCGACATTCGGATTTGGGTGGCTGCGACGAGACCGCACCTTTCCAGAGCGGATCTTTCCGGAGCGTACCTTTCCAGAGCGGATCTTTCCGGAGCGTACCTTTCCAGAGCGAACCTTTCCAGAGCGAACCTTTCTGGAGCGGACCTTTCTGGAGCGTACCTTTCCAGAGCGGACCTTTCTGGAGCGGACCTTTCTGGAGCGGACCTTTCTGGAGCGTACCTTTCCGGAGCGGACCTTGAAGGGTGGGAACGTGGCGATGACGGATATGCAAAAAGGAAATAAATGCCCCGACGCAAGTACGACATAGTCAACGAGCAGGCCATCCTCGTTGCCATCCTTCGTGACGATGATTCGCGCAGGCGCGCGCTCGCGTGCGCGAAGCCGCAGGATTTCTTCGGTGCGAAGCACCGCGTGATCTTCGCGGCGGTCGCGAAGTGCGAGGAGGACGGCGTCGAGCCAGCCCCGACCGACGTGGCAACCAGGACCGATGGTCGGGAGTTCGGGGGACTGGAGAAGCTGCGCGAGCTGTTCGAGGCGGACCCGCCGGTTGATCTTGACCGCAGGCTGGACGCGCTCCGTCGGGACGCCGCGCGGGCTCGCGTGAAGGACGCGGCGAAGGACGTGGTCGAGTCCGCGGAGGATCCGGAGGCGGAGTATGACGAGGTGGTGGCGGACGCGCGGGCACTCTTGCAGGGACTCAAGGACGCGCCGCTGCGCTCGGGGGATGCGGACTCGGGCGATGACTGGCTGGAGTCGTACCGCAGGCGCCGGTCTGGCGAGTCGGGTCTGTTCGTGTCCACCGGGTACGAGCCGCTCGACGGAGTGCTGACCGAGGGGTACGCGCCGGGGAGCATCACGGTCGTCGCCGGCCGTCCACGCATGGGCAAGACGATGCTGATGATCGACACGGCCCGTCGGCTGCGCAGGCTTGAGGAGAGCCGGGTGCTGATTGGCGCGCTGGAGAAGGGCAGGGAGTACATCTTGAACCTGCTGGTCGCGTGCGTCACCGGCATCGACAAGAAGTTGATCCTGAAGAACCCGGAGGACCTGACGGACGCGCAGCACAACAAGGTCGAGCGCGCGGTCGAGTGGCTGTTCGAGGGTGGCAGGCTGACGATAATCGACAACCCGATCCGGTCGCTCATCCGGGCTGGCAAGTGGAGCAACGAGGCGGCGGTCGACAAGATGGGCGAGGTTCTGTCGCAGGGCGCGTACGACATCGCCATCTGGGACATCTGGCAGCGTGCGCTTAAGAACACTAACCCTGAGCAGATCAGCGCGGCTGTCGGGGCGTTCTATGAGATCGGCAAGTCCACCGGCACGCACAACATCGTCGTGCAGCAGCTCCACCGCCGCGTGGAGGACCGGAGCAAGGACAAGGCACGCCGGCCGACGCTGAACGACCTGAAGCAGTCCGGGGCGTACGAGGAGTTCGCCGACACGGTCCTGTTCGTCCACCGGGAGAAGGTGTTCAAGCCGCGCACGCCGAAGGGCGACGTCATGGAGGTCACGATCGGCAAGCAGAAGCTTGGCGAGGACCAGGTGACGATGGTCGCCAGGTTTCAGCCGGAGACGTGCAGGTTGATCAAGCCGAGACTCGCCGAGGCCGCGGACCTGCGGCCGGGCGCGTCGTTTTTGAGGGAGGAGTGAGAGATGAAAAGTAAAACGAAAAGGGTTTATTGCCGGGATTGCAGGTATTTGAAGGAAAGAGTCGAGCGTCAGGCCGGTAGATTTATAAACGATATATTGCCGACCCAGGAGCGGGAGGATCTGTGCGTGTGTACACACCCAGAGAACTTCTGCGACACTGTCGGGTGGCACCGACCGGTTGTGGTCTACAACGAGCGCCCCAGCAGGATAAACATAAAAAATGACTGCAAGTGGTTCAAGAAAAGGCGGTGGTGGCAGAGTCGTTTTGTAGAGTGGGAGGCGGAATGACTGACTGGAAGGCCAAGTATGAGCGTCTCAAGCGGCGCACTGACAGGTCGCATGAGTTGTTCGTTGAGTTCATGCGGCTGACGCTGGACTACCTCGCGAGGGCGGAGCCGATGCTGGAGGCGATGAAGAAGTCGGTCAAGTGCAAGAGTCCGAGGAGAACATGAAGCGGCGCAGGCGCAGAAAAAGCCCGGCGGAGATTCGCGAGTCGGTTGATCTGTCCGACCTGCTTGACCGGCTCGGGATCGAGGTGGACCGCGACACCGGGTACGAGTTGGTCGCCAGGTGCCCGAACCGCGACCACCCGGACAACAACCCGTCCTGGCGCATGCGGTACGGCGACGAGCGGCACGGTCTGCACTTCTGCCACTCGTGCAAGTTTGGGGGAGACCTGTACGACCTGATCCAGTACGTGACCGGTTGTGATTTCCCGGATGCGGTAAAGTACGCTAAGAAGTCGTCGACCTCGGCGGTCGTCAAGGTCGGCGAGGAGGGCGACGGCATGCTCGCGAGGCATCGTCCTGTCAGGATCGATTCGCCTCGCAGCGTTCGCCCGATCGTCGCCGGTTCCAGGTGCGCGTCGTACCTTGAGCGGCGGGGAGTCGAGTGGGGCGACGTCGTTCGGTACGGGGTCAAGGACTGGCCGTGGCGGTCGCGCGTGTGGGTGCCGCTTACGCTGAACGGCGTACTTGTCTCGTGGCTCGCGCGGTCGTACGACGGGAGCAAGCCGAAGGTGAAGAAGCCGCCGAACGACAAGTTCGGCCGGCACGTTTTTTTCGGACTCGATCAGGTTGACAGAAAAATAAAAGAGTTGCACTTTACTGAGGGATGGATTTCTGCTATAAGGGTGGGACAGGTGAAATTCAACAACCCGGTGGCGGCGAACGGTTCGGCGCTAACCGAGGAGCAGGTGGAGGCGGTGGCGTGGAGCGACAAGATCACGGTGTGGCAGGAGGGCGACCTTGCGGGCCGGGAGTTCGCGCGCGAGGTCCGGTGGTGGCTTGGTCGGGGTCGCGAGATTGAAGTTGTGGAGATGCCGGACGGGAAAGACCCGGCGGACTTCGGGCCGGGAGAGTTGATAGATTTTTACCGCGGGAGGCGAAGATGAAAAAGTACAGATGCACGGTTGATGAGGTGATGTCGTGGGATCCTTGCGAAGAATACACTCGGGAGCGGGTCAAGAAGTTATTCGGGCACAGGAAGTACCTGACCGCGGCGCAGATTCTTGATTTGAATATTCCAATCGAAGATCGATTCTGGGCGGTTTTGAGAGAGGAGTTGGTTCCAGAGCGGGTGTTGCATGAGTTTGCGTGCAAGTGCGCTGAGAGCGCGCTGCGCCGAGAGCGCAGGCAGGGTCGGGAACTTGATGTTCGCATTTTGAACGCGATTAGGGTGAAGCGTTTGTGGTTAGACGGAAAGGTGACTGACGAGGATTTGTCGGCAGCGGAGTCGGCAGCGGAGTTGGCAGCGTGGTCGGCAGCGTGGTCGGCAGCGGAGTCGGCAGCGAGGTCGGCAGCGTGGTCGGCAGCGAGGTCGGCACAGCGACGCATTTTGATAAAGTTGCTTAGTGATTGGATGACAGCGTATACCAAACACAGAAACAGG